TGGCGAGCTGGGCGGCGGTTTCTGCGATGGTGTAGGTGTTCGAAGCGTCGGCTTTCGTGGCGAGCTGGGCGGCGGTTCCTGAGAAGAACTTAATGTTTAGGTTGGTGGGGGTTCCTTCGTCTAAATACCAATCAGTCAACGGTGGGAAATACGATTGATTGCTATTTGTGCCTTGTATTGGATATTGAATAATCCATCTTCCGAGATCATATTGTATTACACCACCATTGTAATCATACATAGGATGTCCGTTTGACATACCTTCAAATTCAAACTTCATCCCATCCACCGTAACGTAACTATTCGTCACGTCCCCAAGCGTCTGAACGTCGGTTTCAATCGCCGCGACGGATTGCGTAGATGCTTTACCAGCCAGACCAGCAGCCACCCCCGCCCCGCTGACCACATTGCTTTCTGTGCCTTCCTCTACAGTTTGCACAACCAGATTTGTCACAAACGCCTGCGTCCAGTTTTCAATCAGATCAACAATCCCGGCATTCTCAGCAAAATTCGTCGCCAGATTCGAGCCGTCGGACTTCGCTACCGATACGCCGTCTATCGTGATCGACGCCGGTGTGCTGCTGTACGACGGGGTACCAGTCATGGTGACATCAACAACCGCTCCGGTTGTCGTGTAAGCAGCTCCTTCAGACAGAGCAATCGTATCTGCTGCTAAATTGTTCAGGTACACAGAGCTGATAAACCACTGATCAGGCTGTGTTTCATGCCAAAGATAATACGAGTTCGCGTTGGTGAAAACCTGCCCAAGCGACCCATCAGTCTGATAGTACGAATAAACCCCGGATCTCTGACCTGCATACGCCCCGCCGATCGTGGCCGTGGTAGAGACGACCGTGCCGGTGACTGTCACGCTGTTCGTAAACACCGCGTCAACAGTATCGGCTTTCGCCGCCAGACGATCGCTAAAATCAACGACAGGCGATGAAATTTCTGCCGAAATTCCAGACAGAACGGTTGCGAAAAAAATAAAAAAAATTCCTTTTTTCATATTACCGATCCTTCACGTTGAATTTAATCGCATTGGTGGTCCAGACGTAGACTCCGGCATCCGTACCGTCTGTATACTGCTGGCCCTTGGAAAAGGCGTATACGCCTCCGTTCGTCGCTGCAGGATCATCCCGATACCAGACATCGCCGGACGCTTCCTGAACGATCGACAGCGACTTCCGTGCGCCGTCCGGGATCCGAAGCCATAATACTCCGCCGTCGCTGACGATACCGCCAAAGTGTTTCGGAGAATTCGTGCCGGTCGTTCCGGCCGTAACAGCCATGTAATAGACACCGAGGTTTTTCCGTATTACGCCCTGTGCAACCGAGTTGGTTGCGGCCCACGCCGGAGCCGACATCAGATTTCTCGGCGGAGCAATACACGTGGCGGAATCGCCAGTACTCGTAACCGAATAATCGCCGGCCAGCAGAACCGAAAAAAGCCCGAACAGTAAAACAGTAACCATTTTTTTCATACTCACTCCTTAATCCACTTCGTAACACAGAGACATCGAAATCACGTCATCGACCTGCAAAGCAATCGCATCGCCGGTAGCACCAAGCCAGTTATATGTGCTGTAGTCGCGCAGGATACCAAACGATCCGCTGGAAATATACGCCGCCACGCCGCTGTAATGATACCGCGTTGCTCCGGATCGGCGAAGAATGGCAGAACCTATCGGATTCGCATAGGCAATGGCAGTTCCTGTTTTGGGCTGAGGAAATCCTGTGATGTAAATCGCAGATCCGCTCGACCCAACCGCCGTCGCCGTCAGCGTCAGGTTTATCCAGACCGTTTTCCCGACCTGAAGCATCCGGGCTACCTGTACCGTCCGCGTCCGCTCTCCGTTCTGATAGAGTTTTACGTTCGCGCTGAAATCGGTCCATTCACCGAACACATGGGACAGTCCGGCCGGAGTAAGCGCCTTGGTTTCGCTGGTCCCCGCCTTCGCCGCCGCCAGCGTTGCCAGCGCCACAATCCCGGCAACCGTTGTCGTTGCATCCTGAACGCTTTTCCAGTCGGACCAGCTTCCTTCAACCAGAATGCGCGTATACTGATACTCGTCGAGAGCCATCACAACAAACGTCTGTGTCACGTAGTTGTCGGTGTACCTGACAACCTGCAGAAAGGCGCTGGATGCTTCAACCCCAACCGGACAGTTCGACCAGACCACATCCCCGGTGATACCGAAGAACGTGCCGCCAGTCGTCATTAAATTCAAATCCTGTGCGCCGGAAACCAGTTCGGCCGCCGTGCTCTCAGCAATCGCTGTGGGAATCGTCAGCGTGGCACCGCTTCCCAAAACCGCCCAATCATTACGGGACCGAGAATATGAGCAGTACGGAGAGACGATTTCAAACGTAACACCGTCCGCCACCATAATCCGGGCATCCGGATAAATATCAAGGACCACGTTTCCGAGAACCGTGACGTTCTCTGTAATTATCCAGTCACCTCCGTCCAGAATCAGCTTCGCATAAACCGATCCCCCAAGACGCGACAAAATCGCATTCAGCGTCGCCGAAGTGCGATCACCGTAAGCTCTGGCTACTATGGCCGTGCTTTTCATTATACCGCTCCGATCGGGTCAAGTTCTACAATCGCAACAAATCCGGCAAGTTCAAATACCGCAGCCCACTGGTGAGCTGAACCCGCGCGTGAAATCTCAATTTCCGCCTGTCCGTTTTCAAGAAGAACAGGCCACTCTACACCTCCCGGTGCATCCGGAGGAACAAGTGACGGGATAAGCGCAAACTGATCGTTTTCTACGATCTCCGGAATATCCACCAGACGAAGCGTTCCGGCCATCGAGAGATCCGGATAAATTTCGCCTTCGTCGTTTTCCATCTGCATCGTCAGCGTGCAGGAAAGACCGTCAACCGCGTATTCCGGTGTAATCGTCAAATGATATTCGCCGGCCTGAAGAAGCTGCGTGATATTCGTGATCTGCGGAGATACGTAGGGAAGGCGAGTATCTTCAGCGGGCGGAAGTGTTTCGTTCGGTATAGTCATTCCGGCTCCTTAAACACGGCGGGGAAATCCCCGCCGTGCATTCATTTCAAACCGGATTACTGCCCGGACCGTACGACATTCGTAACAATACCGTTGGCAATCCAGACTTTTCCTGTGGTCGCCGTTGCTGACAGAAACGTAAAGTTCGTAGCCAGCGTGACGGAAGGTATCACAGGATAAATCTGAGTGCTGCGATAGCGAATCGTGTTCGAGTTGGTGTTCACACCGGACCCGATCTGAACCGCATTCGTCGCATCCAGAACATACGCAATCCCGTTTCCGTCGCCAATGGCGATAGAACCGGCAACTGCATCCGCGCTCGCACCGACAACGTAGGCATTGATACCAAATGTGGAACCGAGATTGAACGGCGCCATATTGGTATTATGCGGCCAGTAGTTGGTATTCGCAGCCTGAAGGCCGACAGCGGCCATAACGATCATAGAGATAACAAACAGTTTTTTCATGACTTCCTTTCTTAGGTTGGGCGGGGGTTGCCCGCCCAATCCGGTTATGTACCAGTTGTATCGCCGCAAGTAACGGTCGGAGCGGAAGCCCCGGTGTTGACCCAAGCAACATAATCAAGCTCGGCACCAAACGCCAGTTCGTAGACATTGCCGACAGCGATGCCGGTAATCGTGGCAAGTTTCTTCGTGCCTTCGCCATTAGCAACCGTAACGGTAGCGCCCAGCTTGCAGGCCAGAGATTCAGCCAAAACAACCGTAATCCGATCGTAGGTATCTTCCATGCCGACCTGTGCAACAGAACTGATCGCCACAGCGTCGCTCTGAGGATCGGTGTCATTGCCGGCCGCCAGCACAACTTTGTGCCCGATGTTCCGGCGATGGAGAATCGCATAGACCTTATCGCTGTTGTCCATCGGCTCCGGTGCGGCGCGGTAGCGGCCCATCCAGAATCCGATTTCGCCGTAGGGATTCATTTCGCGGTCGCGGAAGTTCATCCAGTCGAAATCCCCGAAGTTGGCGATCGGGTCGAAATTTGCGGAACCGATCGAGGCCGGGTTCGGCGGAGGAACATTCACCTGCAGCACATTCTTGGCGATGACGAACGAGATTTCAAACGGCGCATTGATGTAGGCCATATCGACGCTTACCTTTTCGCCGATTGTGGTGGGCGAAGTCGTAAACGGATGGACCCGAATCAGCTTGGAACCGTCAGCAGACACTTTGTAGCGAATGCCCTGAGGATCGTGCAGGTGCGCCCATCCCTGATATTCCTTCACGCGACCGATGCCTTCCAGAAGGAATTTGGGATCGGCATAACGCTGATCGGTATACCGGGTGGAATCCTGCCGGATGATTTCGGTCGAAGTTTCCGGAGAGGTCATCAGCCCGAACATCGGCATACCCATATCCAGCGACAGAGCGCCGCTGGCGGCATCCCGATAAAGGAACTGATACAGGGCATCCAGAAAGTCCTGACTCAGCAGATTGACGGTGTTGAGGTCGATATTGCCGATTACAATTTCGTCAGCACCCATCTGCGCGGCAAACTGCGGACTTCCAGGCATACACCAGATCTTGGTGCAGAACGAAAGGTACGCATCGCGCTCGAAGGTTTCCCATTCGCCAAGGGTGATGTCCGAGAACATTGCCATAATTGCGCTGATATGTTTTTCAACCTGCCACTTGAACAGAAGATCGGTCAGGCAGATGTCCTGTGTCCGTTTCACGGTCTGGTAGATCGTGAACTGTTTCTGTTCGATACCGTAAGAAACCATCGCAGCTTCATAACGGCACGCACTGGTGGCCGGTGTGCCGGTAGCGGGATTGGCAACGGTACTTTCAGCCATTGCTTTCCAAATGCGGGTTTGCGGATTCTGGTCCGCGGTTCCGCCGTGGAATACGAATTTCGATTTCACATAACCCTGTCCGTATTCAAAGGTGGAACGGGGAATCAGTTTACCCCATATTTTTCCATAGTGCTTTGAACGTTCGTTGATGACCGGGTTGAAGAAGGGCACAGCCTTGATAAATGCCCTGTTGATTGATTCGGGAAGAAGATGAGTTTCCATAACACTCCTTGCGTAAACGTTTTTCTCCTGCCAGTTCGTTCGGAGTGTCTTCGCTTGCGAAGCGACATACGCAGTGCCAGTAACGCATGGCGGCGAGTGTTTGCGAATAACGGATCGCGTCCCGATGCTTTTTTTATCGTATATCCGTGTTTTTGCGTCAACAAAAAAACGGCCGGAACTTACCGGCCGTTTTCTGCATGAACGAAGTCCTTATATTCCTTCCGTAGCTCTTCGTGCAGCTTCGGCCGGAGTAAGAGACGAAGGAATCTGTCCCGGCTTTGTCGGTCCAGATCCGCGAATTGCGGGGTTTGCGACTTCATATTTCTGAATAGTTTCATTCGCTTTCTTCAGCTGATCGCGCAACTGAGTAACCATTCCCATGAGATATTCCGCCGCTACACCGCGAACCATCGCTTCGGTCTGGACCTTTGGATCGTCCGAATCAAAGATCGATGCTGCTTTCGCATTAATATCATCGACCATGCCGTTCCACTTCTTGGCCCGTTCATCAGCGCCGGCAGTTTTTTTAAACATGAAGTATCCAGCCTTCGCGGCCTCTTCAATACCAGCCTGCAGCATGACGGTTTTAGCTTCACGGGTCTGCTGGTTTACCTTCAGCTTTTCCTGCGTACCGAGAAGTTCTTTGGTTTGCTTCCAGTTGGCAATCGCCTGATTTCCCTGCTCTTTGATTTCATCAATCTTCTGAAACAGCGGAATGAAGGCACCAATATCATTCGGAAAATATTTCTTCAGATAAGCAACCCGCGTTGCCATGTCAGCTTCCGACAGCTGATCGATAACAGTCAGGAAACCGTTACGCGCAGCTTCATCTTTGAATTTTTCCGGAAGCAATGCGGATGCTGTGTCGAACACAATCTTTTTCTGTGCAAGCATCGGCTTCGCATATTTTTCCTGAAACGATTTGCTTTCAACCAGATTGGTCTGCTCAATCCGGGCTTCCAGTTCATCGGCGCGGGCTTTAATGCGCTCGAATTCTTCCTGATTTTCGGCCGCTCCACCCTTGACGACAATCTCGCCATCAACCTCTTCAAACGTGATTCCCTTCGCAGCAAGGGCTTTCAGACGTTTCTGATCCGCAATCATCTGCTTTCGCAGGTTCGCTACATTCGTTCGGTGAGTTTCGGGAAAATCTTCCGGTTTGATTTTCTCAGCATCAATAACGTCCTTCGCTGGTTCTGCCGGTTTTTTTGGAGGAAGTACGTCATCAGGAATATCATCCAAAGCGGCGTCTTTCTTTGGAGGTTCTTTTCCGGGAGGAAGATCCCGATTCGGTTCTTCACCCGGTTTCGGGTCTGTCGGAACGACCACTTTATTTGCAGGGGGCGTAATGTTAGGCGATACGTTTTTTGCAATTCTCGCCATATCATCATGAGTGAAAAGCGGTTCATCTGCGACCGCACCTTTATCATTATTCGGATTTTCCATATCTTGCCTTTCTTATGCTGTTGGAGGTTGATCGAAATCTTCTTCGGGAATTCTTGATAACGTCGCCTGTGAATCGAGACTCTGCATTTTATCAATTACGAGTTGCGCTCCGCGAACTTCACCAAAAGCAACAAGGCGGGCACCGTCCGAATCGGGAAGTTTTTTTGGATGGGCGCGAGAGCCGTATTCCAACGTCCTGATAACATTCTGTGTCATCGGATTGGAAAGCCATCGACGATATTCCTTACGTAAGGATTCGTCCGTCGCATAATCATTTTCCACATAGACCTGTATCATAACTCTCCTTTATTTCGACCGGGCTTCCTGTTGAAGAACACTGATTCTCGCAGCCGATTCGCGTTCGGCAAGCATCTGAGAATGAATCTGCCGCTGTTCTTTGAGGCGCATATTGGCCTGTTCCTTTTCCGCTTTGATCTGTAATTCACCACGGATTTTTTCCAGACGGATGCCGGCGTCGGTTCCCTTCAGCGCCTCGACGGCCCGAGCAAGAATTTCCTGCTGTTCCCGCGCTTCTTTTTCCTGCTGAGCCGCTTCAGCCTTGGCTCTTCCCTGAAGTTTCTTATAGAAGCTCTGGATTTCCTGCAGTTCATTAACCATCTGTTTCGCCAGATCTTCGTACAGTGCGCCTTTGAGAAACGCAATGTGCTGCATGATATGATTCGAGGTCTGAGAAATAAACGAAAGCATCTGTTCTGCCGGAACCTCTTTTTCACCTTTCACATATTCGTTGATCGATTCCATCGTCGCGCTCATGTGTTCGTTCAAATGGAACGGATGATCATCGTCTGGCGATACAGTTGCGGGAAGCCCCTGATACATATCGTTGTTTTCCAAACGCGCAAACTGGTGAGATGCTGTCTTCAGTTTGTCAGTATCCATCATCGGCGCGTAGCTTTCGATGTTATCGACACCGATTCGTGCAATGTCGTAATCGCGCAGAATCCGACGCTTTGCAGCCTCAGAGTGGTATGGAGCAACCGCAAGCATATCGCTTGTGATTCGCAACGCCATTTCATGGGAACCGAAACCGATAGCGCGGGATGCGACCGCAAAGAGTTTCCCTCCGCCAAAAAGCGAATCCGGAACACCTCTAGCGATACAGCGTTTTTTGAAATTTTCCGCAATCGATTTTTCCGAATCGCAGAGAGAGGCAGATGTAATGCGAGAGAAAAGGTTTTCGACAACCTGATCCGCAAACAGATAGAAGATCATCGTTTCAACGTTCGAGATCGCCTTGCTCTTGATCATTTCATAATCGGTGGCTCTGGCGGTCTTGTACGATGTCATCGGGAGCGGACCTTCCGATTGGGGCCGTTCGCTTCCGAAGTTATTAGCCACGTTTGCACTGAGAAGCGCCTTACTTTTTACAAGCCCGTCGATGCTGGTTGATATGCCTCCCGTTACGACCTCTGCGTCAAAAGGAATGGTTGTAATCGGTCCGACGCGGATTATTTCGTTCATCGGCTTCGATCCGGACGAAGGAGATTTTACGAGCAGCGTTGACGAAATGAATGCAGAGTCAACGATGGAGTTGATCATCCGGTTCGATACAACGCAATGTGCATAAATTTTATGCCCGTATCCGCGAAGCGAATGGATTCCTTCGTTTCCGATGTCACAGATCAGCGGAACCACAAACTCGTCGAACGATTCGTAGTCGTCTTCTTTGTAATAAAGATAGCGATCATCACCTTTCAGATTTTCGGGAAACTGGATTGAGTTGTCGGTAACGATAATCGCATGAGTGATTTTTGAATTCTCTTCGCGGCTGAACAGGCGCGATACACGGATCGATCGAGGCGCACTGTTGATAGACGTGAACAGACTGCGCTTCTGCTGTAGCAGAGAGAATTCTTCTTCCGTTTGCGGCGGGCTTCCGAAACTGTCTGCCGAATCTTTTCCGGCCGCAGCTTTCAGAATGCAGTGGATTACATTTATGCTCCATCCGGAACGTTCACTGATTTCCGCCTGCTCTTTGTCTTTGACAAGATCAAACAGTTTGTCAATCGGAATGGTATCAATGATTTCAACAATATCGTATTCGTCAGAATCTTCGGAACTCATGTGCGAAAAGCGTATGCCGCCCGGAGAGGCGGCTTTAAATTTGAACGAACGCTTGTTCGGCCAGTAGACAGGACCGAGGCCGTGTACGACCATGTTCCGCATTCCTCTCGCCAGCTGCATGAAAAATCCGCGCCACTTGCGCTTGATGCACGTTGTAAATTCCTGACTGATGATTTCACCGTAATGAATCCGGTCGTTGATCGGAATTTCAGTGTCTTCAACCGTGATCTTCGCAATCAGCGGCGTATCGAACATGAGGCGCAGAAACGATGAAAGCCTGGCCTTCGTGTTCCCGTCCAGTTCCATGAAATTGATATTGCTTCGATAGCCCTGACCAAGAGCTTTGAGCTTTTCAGGATCGTGCGGAAGGTTTCCGGAAATCTGCTGTTCGACTTTGGCGCGTGCGGATGATCGCTGTTCATCCTGCTTTTTCAAAGACTCGATCACAGACATGGCATCATCATAACTTTTAATTCGCTTGTTCATCGGGATCTCCGTTTTATGGATTGAAATAGGATTTCAGTTCGGGATAGAGCCAGTATCCTTCGTTAAGTTCTTTGAACGTCGCCTCGGTGAAAATTTGCAGAAATACTCGCAGGTCAATAAAAACGGCCGGACGAAGATAAACTATGAGCTTTCCGTCTGTGCACAGCATGGAGTCGTGCGTCGTTGCAAACTTTCTGCCGGCATTCTGATGCACAACGCTCTGGTGAGAACATACATAGCAGGCCCGGTCGCGGACGGCATAGGGACACACAACCGCTCTTGCGGCGCGTTCTTCAGCAATTTCACTGGAAACAAATTCATACTGCCTTGCCATACTCAAAAGAGAAACGGTTCGGCTGATTACGGTATTTCCAAGCTGAGGCATAACAGACGAAACAACCTGTGCTTCTTTTGTTGAAAAAGCAACGAATCCGGGACGCTTTGAGTCATACGAAAGCGATGAAGGAATACGGCTGCAAATATCATGCTCGATTATGTCCGCCAGCGAAACGCCGGGTTCAAGCGCAGGAACGAGTTTATTGACTTCCAGATGACGGCTTACAATGCCGACAAGTTCAGCCAGTGTGTTTCCGGACGCCGTGTATCCGGTCTGTTTGATCGTAAAGGTGTATCCACCGGGCGGCACAGAGTTGCTTTGTTTCAGCTTTAACATGGGTGCTATCTACTCCGCTGAGGTTGGTTCTGTCGAGTAATTACCATCGTCGGCATCGGCATCATTTATTACCGAAACATCAACGCGGCTGTATCTCCCTATCGATCCGCCGACTTTCATTTTCAGCACACGAAGAACCACATCAACCGCAACAGCGACGGCATCCGCATCGTCAGGAGACCGGCCGCACATATTCTTCATCTGCTTTTTCGATTCAACCAGAAGGCGATTTGTTCCGTCACCCGGCGGAATCAGGCGGCGGGATGAAAACTGCCACGACTCTTCTTCGCGCATATCGCGCATCTGACCGGCGCGAACAAAACGCGACACCTGATACCAAAGTTCTGTGACGCGGTTTTTATACAATTTTTTTGGAGAAATTTCTTTTTCATCGAATGTTTCTTCCGAAGCCGATCCTGCAAAATCGACTCTGTGAATTTTTCCGTTCCATCGCTCTTCAATAATATCGGCAAGGGTTGTCTGCGCTCCGGTACAGTCCATTCCAAGAAGGTCCGGAGTTACACCTTCCGACTTGCATTCCTTGATCACCTTGTCGGCAAAATCATACGAAACGGGAATTTCAGAACCGTCATCGTTCTTCACCATTTCGGCCTTAATTTCACACCGGCGATATAACGATATGGCCCATATTCCTGAAACCAGTTCACCAACGCGGGCAAAGCGAAGTATCCGCTTGTCACCTCCGCTTGTGAAGGCCGGGTCGAGTCCGGCAATGGTTACATATCCGTGTTTCCAGACCGCTTTATCCATTCCGCCGTTTGCAACAATCAGCGATTCCGTCAGCACGGTTTCAGTAAGACCGTCTTTCGGAATGAACCCGATGCGCTGCGTCCAGAACTGCGGAGAGTTGCGCCCGGGCGATACCGCCATTTCATCAATCTGTTTCTGATTGAGCAGGAAAGGATATTTTTCCGGATCCTTGATTGCCGGCGATTTCCGGCCGTCAAAAAACATACAGATGCCGCGTTCCGTTTCCCATTGCGTATGAACATCGGGATCCAGTTCACGCATTTTTATTTTCGATGGTCGGCTGGCCTTACCCAGCGGGTTCATCCACGAATTCGGGTTTCCCATGCCGAGCAGTTTGTAATCCACACCAGTCGCAAGATTGTCCCACTCGGCAACCGCCCGCGGATCGGTATCCTGCATTTCGTCAATCATCATGTAGTTGTAGGTGTTGTGAACACCCTTAATCCCGTCGCTTCCCTGGCCGACCGGAACACCGAATATCCCGTTAATCGGATTCAGTTCTTCGGCTTCATCGCGCAATACGATTGCCATTTTTGACGGAATCAGAACGCCCGGAACCTGATTCCGTATCTTTGAAAACAGCTTTGCTACTTCACGCCAAATACGTTTTTCAAGCATGGATATGGATGTAGAGCAAACCTGAATGGTGGTTTCATCCGGTGCCGCAAGCCATGTGATCATTGCAATGTGCGCAGCATCCGTTGTTTTCCCGGATGATGACGGACCCCACCATGTCATGTAACTGTTGTAACACCAGCATTCGATTCTCCGCCAAGTCCACTCGCTGAAGACATATCCCTGTTTTCTGGAGCCGGTCTTTTCAGGCGAAATGATTTTCCATGCGTTGGCGAAATGAATGTGAGGAGCGGCCAGTGCGCTTCCGGGCATCGAACTGTACTGTTTATGCTTCCGCCAGCACTGCAACTCAACATCAAGAATAGATGCGTTTGCAGGCCAGCTGAGGCCGTACATTTCAAATGGAGCCGGAGTTGTCATCAGAACGGAATATCATCACTGCCAAAATCTTTTTCCATTTCAGCCATATCAGCGTCATCCTCAAATGCCGGCCGACGCGTGCCGGAATCTCCTGAAGGGGCTGAATCTGCGCGCGGAGAAATAATCTCAAATTCATCCGCACGGAACTGCGTTACAGAACGGTCCTTCCCGTCCTTGTCCTTGTAGCGGTCATCTTTCGGCTGGCAAACGAGGTTCATCCGCATTCCCTTGCGGCCGTATTTCAACATGATCTCCGCCGCCTTGCCGTAAAAGACAATCGGAAAGAAGTCCGATGTTTTCACTTCCACACCGGCTTTGTCTTTGTATTTCCCGTTATAGACCACGCGGATCGGAACGATGGGCCGGTCTTTTCCGACGTTTTTAATTTCTGTCACAACGACGACATTATGAAAAATGGAAATCGGTTTCATGGCGGGTTATTCCTCCAGCGCTGCAGAGCATACGTTCTGAATGCTTGAAATCGCTTTCGCCATCCAAGCAATATCTTCCTTCGACGGAACCGCTTTGATTTTACGCTCCCGCGTGATGTTAAGAATCTGTTCCAGATATTCCTTGTCGGTTTTACGAACCGGACGCTCGCCGTCTTCGCCGTCTTTTTTCGGCGCATATTTTCCGCGCAGATACATCCTGAATTCTTCGACAGACATTTTCTGCGCTTCGGCAACGCCGAGTTCTTCGATTTGAATGAAGCTGTCATACTTCGCAACGAGCGCATGGTGCCCGAAGCTGAGATTCAGATTGCGGGCCTCCGGAGCCACTTTGCCGCAAACCCACGCATAATTACGAAGCGTCTGTTCGTCGCGGCCGGTTTCGATCATTGCCTGTGAACTTTTCTCTCCGTATACACCGAAGCCGAAATTCAGCCAGTCGCCCAGCTTGAACTGGACAAACTTGTTCATGTACCGGAGTTTATTTCCGATCTCATACCATATTTCAAACGGAGTCTCTCTGTCCAAAACAAGGGCTGGTCCGCCCCGTGCAATCAGTTTCCAGTCGCTTTCCGCCGCTTCTTCTTTGCGCTTATCTGACATTGATTCCCCCTAGTTCTATTTCCGACACTTTGATACGAAGTTCTTCCGCATACGCCTTGGCTTCTTCTTTTCGAATGGTTTTCTTCCATCCGTTTTCGTACTTGGAAATCGTATTCCATGTAAACCGGCGAATGCTTCCAAGCACTCCGAGCCGCGTGTTAATGCGGTCCGCCAGTTCTTCCTGCTGAATGCGAAGCCGCTTTCTGGCAACGATCAGGTGTGTTTGCTCTGGAAGTTTTTTAATCATGTGCGCCCCTCCTTGTACCAGAGATAGATCCCGGCCGCATCCGCTGTCTTCAGCGTAATGCGAAGATACGGGAACCTCCGCTGGACGTATTCTTTGATTTCGCTTTTGTGAGTCTGGTTGCGTGCTGAACGTTCTTTTTTCAGCACAGCTTCCGGAAGTGTTTTTGAAAGCGGTTCAAATCGCGTCAGCGGAAGGTGCGCCTGCCACTTTCTCGGAAGAACCTGCTCTGTTTCAATTCCAAGACAGTAAAGAACCGCTTCGATGTGTCCGCAATGCCGCGCGAATTTAACAGCTGACGGTCCGGAGTTTCCGGGCCTGTACGTTCCAACCTGCTCAACGACAGCAACGTACTCATACGGAAACACACCGACAATCATCTGAAGCTGCGCGGCAAGGCCGGTCATGCCGTCCGGCATCGGGCATGAATCGATTTTACCGTTCACGCCGGTTTCCCACACAATGCCGCCCGATTCGCCGGGGTCTATGCTGATTATTTTTTTAGGCATAACGATACCTCAGGTTTCATCGCCAACCGTTTCCGGAACCACACGCTGCGATGCGATGTCACGCTCAGACGGCATCAGAAAGACGTTGATCCGCGGACCGCGCACGTATTTTCCGATTACCGGAAGTTTCAGAAGCGCGAAGTACATCCATTCATGAAACGGATGAACCTTGAATGCAAGATGAAATCCGATACGAAGATTCGGGTCTTCAGGAGATCCGAACAGTTCCGGAATAACCCAAAATTCTCTCGGCAGAACAATGTTCAGTTTTTCGCAGATTTCACGAACCATCGAAACGGCACTTTCCGTGCAGGCGCGTCTTGATGAAACCGCCGCCATTTTGTCCACCTCGACAAAGAACGCCGGCTTCGCCTTTTCAGGCTCCGTCTTTTTCTTATCAGGAAACTTCAACATATATCATTTTCCTTTCTTCGGTTGAAATACAGCCCCTATGAATTCGGCCACATCCCTGTCCATATCGAAAAGGCTGTACCCTTTCTGCCGCTTCGATGTGACAGAGCGGGCCTTTTTTTCCTGTTCGATTGAAAGTGTGGCGTAGCGCCATTTGAGAATGTCCGTCGAAAGAACAGTGCAGCGGGTCAGATGTTCGATGTCTTCGTCCAGAAATGTATCGATGACCTTGGTGGATATATCCGTTCCGGGAATGTCGGTCGATGAAACCAGAAATCCTCGTACTGTCACCGTCTCAGAGTCCATGTCGTTCTTCCCGCGTTTGATTAAAAGACGCCGCCTGAAGGTTTCCCGACAGGCGGGCCGTCGAACTCGAAGCCGCCAACCTCTGCATCCGACGATCAATATAGTCGCATATTGGAATATTTATGCAACTCATTTTTAAGAAAATTCCTTACGTAAGGATGAAGGGGCGTTTTTCCCGAACCTGCACCCGGCCTCCGGACAAACAAATACCAGCTTCCCTTTCTCAGCGCCCGGCGCGGTATCATCACAAAGCAGCATCAGCGCCCGGCACGAAGGACACGCCGTTTTCGTCTCTACAGCCCCTTTCACCCTACCCCTCCCCGCGGGCCGTCCGGCCCTCCGTTCGCCATTCCTGCCTCAAATGCTCGATCTTACGCCGCGAATTCGCCGCCCACCACGCATAGCTGTCAGGAAGTTTCAGCCGAACATGGTCATTAAAAGCCGCCCTTGAGTCCGAATCCATCCCGTGAGCGCATACGTCGCCGGCCATCGTATGGTGCCACGCGCACACAAACACCAGATTCATCGGCTCGTTCCGGTGTTCAGGATACACACTCTTCGGCAGAAGATGATGCAGTATCCCAGAAATCTCTCCACATACCACGCAACGGCCGGCCTTTTTCACCTGACACCCCGCTTCGCACACTTCCCGCAGACCGCATCCCTCACCAACTCGGTAAAAATAAACCACGCCCATAGAAAAACCATCAGAATCACCATCCATGCCAAGATCACATCCCCAGGCGTCATGTGGTCCGCACCCGCCCACTTCAATACCATCACCACACCACACGAAGCCATACCCCATAACCAAAGCCACACCCCCAGCACAACCCACTTCAGAAACCCGCATACCACGCATAAATCGCCAGTCGTTCTCATTCCGCACCCTCCCTTTCTATACCCCGTATATTCCACTATTCCACCCCCCATATCCAGAAAAATATTCCACCAGCCCAATAAATAAATGTGCAGAGTGCAGGAGATATATATAGGGGTACGGGTTTAGGGGTGGTATTGGCATGTCTGTTTTGGGTACGGGACCGGAGGAAAAAAGAATGCTTACCCTGCTGGGTTTTCTTTTTCTGCTGCGCTTCTCTGGTGATTACGTGCCGTCTGAGTGACACCCGTCTCTTTTTTGGATACAGCGTTACAGATTCGTGTTGAGTCTGGCGACTGTATGGTTCAGATAAGGAGGTATCCCATGGCTAAGCACAAATTCGTAGGTCGTATTCACAGCGTGAAGGACGGACGGCTGTTCGTTCTGTTCAACGATGGAGACTACTTCGGCGCAACGGTATGGCCGAGCCGGAGTCAGCTGGCACAGTTGAACGAAGGCGACACGATCTGCGTGGAAGGAAACGTCCGGCAGACGGCGGGACATAACGGCAGTTACATGACTGCGGTTACGGTACCGAAGGGTGAACACATCCGTATCGCCGTACGGACCGAAGACGGATGGGTCGAACTGAAGGCAGACGAACCTGCCTTTTCATACGAACACGACAAGCTCCCGTTCTAACCAGCGGTTGCGAGTCACGAGGGGGAGGGACACACGTCCCTTCCCCCTTTTTTGTACACACGATCTTCCTGATAACGAACGGAGAATCTCATGGGCCCACCAGTTCACTTCGCATCTTCCGCTTCTGCCCCGTTCCGGACACAGACGCTCTGCGCTTCAGCCGGAGTGCAGGCAATCCGCATGGCGCATCAGGTAATTCGGCTTCGCCAGATACTCAGTCAATATGTACTCGCTAGGTGAGTGATCTTGGTGAATAACATACATCATT